GATACAGTGACCGCAAAGCTTGATGTCCCAAGTGATCTTTGCATGAGCAGTATTTGCCCAGGCAGATCTTGATAGCCCGACACATAATAAGCATAGATTGCGGTGTTAGATGCGTATTGATTGATGACCTTCACCAATGATTGAGCTGTGTCTGAGATATTCTGCGATGCAGACCCACCAGTTGAAACCTTGAAATATCCACTGGCGATAGTTTCACTCGCTTTTGCGGTAAACACCACAGAATTGATCGTGATCGTGTCGTCGGCAACAAGCCCAGTGCCACCCGCAGATAAAAGCTTGATTGAAAGCTTGTGCTTAGTTTTTATGTTTAGAAAAAATGTGTAGTTCTTAAATACCGCAATGTCTTTTGCAAATGGTGGCTCATCGTTTGATTCTTGAATTCCCTCTTGTGAGGAATTCGTGTAAAGACTTGCGCCCATCAAAGATACCGGAGTTGAATCGGTGAACGTCACGCTTTTTGCCGTGATTTCGCCAGCACTGGGATTTTTCTCATAAACCAATTGGAGCTCATCATTTGGTTCATCTGTGCTAGATGCTGATTCTTTGGATCTGTAAACTTGAAAGAAGTCTGAGGTAGTAATCCCTGATGGAATGGTGAAAGTCATCGCAACATTATGAGTACCGCCGGGAGAATTGGAAACTACAATCCTTTGTGAGGGAGTGCCGAGATATAAGTTATTGCTAGCATCTCTAGAACCCCACAATACGCGGTAGGCAACTTGAGTGTTGCCGTTCATCATTCCACTAGAGCCACTTGTCGCGCCTGTGCCATCAAGCCCACGCGGCATTCCTGTCGAGTAAACAGGCCCAGAATAAACGTCTAAGACCTTCACCCCAAGCGAAGTGGTGAAATATAAATTGCCGTTACTTTGCGCAAACTGCATTCTGGCATAATCAGAATCTGGATGTGCATAGGTGCCAGAGTACGCAGTCCACCCAGCAGAGTAATAGGCCATAGAATCGTCTGAGGACCTTCTAGCGATGAGAAAACCCTGGTATGAGGACAATCTATCATTACGAATGAGCTCGGACGCTGGAGCGTCGCTCAAGCGCGCAAAACCACGGATGGGCTCTACAATCTCGTCTTTATCAATGTTCACATTCCGAGCAATAGATAGCGCGCCTTCCGGTACGGCACTAAGCTGATTGCTGTTTGTAAAGAGGCCTTTGTTTTTAAGCGTGAGCGATTGACTCAATTAGTACCGCCTTGCGCTAAAGTAACTGAGTAGCTTTCCTGTCCTGAATTTTGCCGAATTATTATCAACACGAGGATCTAGCATGTTGATAGCGTCCTCTTTTTGCTGCTTTAGAGTAGCGGCCTCAACTTCAAGTGCCTTGTCTTTCTTTGATGAGAGGCAAGACACAAGTGCTGATTGCACAAGTATTGGATGTAATTCATCGGGTAGCATTGGCACTGGGCTTTCAGTCGCTAGACAGATCCAATCACCTACGGCTAGGTCATCGGGTAGCGACGAAAAGCCCAGCGTCGTCCCTGAAACTGAGCTAACCGTCTTGTCCATGGACAATAGATCGTACGGATTATTATTCTGCACGAAATCAACAACGGTAGCCACGGCTATTGTGGAAGGTAGCGATGAGACAACAGCAGTAACGGCTCCAGTATTAATTGAAGTGATTTGAGCGCAAGCAGTCGTTTCAACCAAAGTTGACGGCCTGGTGAAAAACGTCATTCGCAAAGTGCCCGATGTGAAGTCATTGGATAACTCGACAGAGTTTCGTAACATATAATATCCAGATCTGCCAGAAGATCGGTCTTCTTCATACAATCTGTTAATATCTGTCAGGTTACCGCTACCATCGACAGTCTTTAAATCTCTGATCTTTGCACCGATGGCTCGCCTGGGAATTCTATAGGTATCATTTTGAGTGATCGTAAAATCAGTGTATTGAATAAAGAATTCTTCATTCAACTTAAGCATGAGTGGAGTCAGGTCGGTCTTTAATTGCATATTGAACAATACAAGAAAATCCGACGTCGAGAAAAGATCGTTACTCGTAGGGAACGATCCCTTGATTTTTAGGGCTGAAATCAAATCACTTGAATTCACAAGAAACCTCTATTTCATGTCTTCGTACATTTCGAGCAGCTTTTGAATCATCTCTGGACTCATTTCTTCTTTTTCGTCGCTTTCAGAGCCTTCAAGTTCTAACTCTGGATTCTCGTCGCTGGGCTTTTCTTTTATCATTGAGCCAAGACTTTCTGGCTTTGATACTTCTACTTTTGCGGCCATAAACTTTGGTGATTTAAGTTTTAGGTTTTCACCTTCCTTTTCATCCATCAAGTCCATCATTTCTTCGAGCACTTTTTTCTTCATTTCCATGTCTTGCATATTATTCCTTTTGTTACTAAAATGGTCCGCCCTTAATCATTATCTTTGCATTTACGCTGTATTGTCCACCGTCAACGACTAACAAAACCCGAAGCTTATGAAAAAAAGCAATTTCATGCTCTAATAAATATGGCTCGCTAGAAAGCTCTTTAGCTGAGTTGTTAATGTTAACCCAAATCTCATTATCAATAGTCCCCTCAAGCATAATGTTTACCGGAGTCGATGTTTGAATGCTTATTGTGTGAGTACCAGATCCACCATCGGCTAAAGTAACATAGTTTCCAGCCAAAGCATTTGCGTAGGATGTAGAAACCAGAAGGCTATTCTCTGTTAGGTCAGTCAGAAAATAATCTGTGGCCAAAGATAAACCAGATGGCAAAGTCCCCGTGGTTGTAAATCTAACCTTTAGGCCTAACTTATATCCGTGAGCTGCTATTGTTATTACAGACAATGCCACGTCACTAGACGTAAATGTCTCATTTGAGATTGAGTCAGCGGTTGCGCTTGCTACTATTGCAAAACCTTGAGCGTCGTCTAGATTAAACTCAGGGCTAGTATATGTCCCAGCTATTGAGCCCACATATATAGTTTCTAGTAATAGTCTTTTAGTGTGAACCATTATTTCAACCCCAAGAAATTAGCCGTTGTGAGTAGTTTTTGAATTCTAGCTCCAAAAGTGCCAGCAGTGTTATTGTCAGCAGTTAACGATGACCAAGGATTACCAGAAGCTCCAACATTATTCAAAGCCTCTCCAACCGTTCCTGGCTCATTATATTCTGCTAAAAGTGCGTTAAGCAAAGAAGCCGCTAATGCTTCTGGGCTTAAAGGAGTAGCTCCTCCGGCCTCCGCTTCCATAAATGCAATCGCTGTAAGCAATCCATAAATCAGTGTTTGCGTTCCAAGATAAAGCAGTGCCGACAAATATTTGATTTAATACCGCCGTTTCTGCCGTGTTAGATAATGACATATAAACTCCTTTTATGAATAATTTAAACTCGCCCTTAGCGACCAAATATTGTAAAAATTCTTATTACCATCTGCCCACAAAAACTTAACCAAAGCTCCAGCCGTCTCAATATTTTGAATTTGCCAAACTGCGCTTGATTCAGATGACCCAGGAATTGCCTTGCCAATATATGTGACGCTAGAGCTAACCTCATCAATGTATGTTGTGTAATTCACATCAGAAGTAAGCCTAACCCCAGTCATTTATATTTGGTCCTTTTCTGTAGGTTTGTTTTTTTGTACTGGTAGCGATAGCCCGTGGAGTACCGACAAAGAGCGCGATGGCGTCCACGTCTTTTTCTAGTCTTTCGATTTTAGTGAGGATCTTGCCAATCTTCATGCCAGCACGCAAAACGATGCCACCTATCGTTACTAGGATTATCATCATTGCGTCTTGCTGCTCTAGATTTGGCATCTGCATCTAGAGCACATCATCTTTGATTTTTGATTTATCTATTTTCATAATTTGATTCCTTATTTGATTTTCTCAATCGTTACTCTGACCAATGTTCCAGAGGCTACTAATGCCCTAGCTGCTGATTCACCATGTGCCGTTCTTATGTCAATGTAATCGCCTGCATTTAGTTGAACAGTATCCACAAGAGAAGCTGAAGGCGCTTGGGCTGGTGTAACTGTTGCTTGCATTAAAGTATCTTGAGTTGAAAATGATGACCCTTTCTTATATAAAAGGGTCGATACATATTGCCCTGCTGTCCAGGCAAGAGTGTTTCCATATCTCAACAAAGTCTTTACAGAATAGAGTCCAGCTATAGGAGCAGTGAATTTCCAATTAGCTCCAGTTGTGACAGCTCCATGAGTGTCATAGTCTTTAGTTTCAAAATCAACTATAGGTGATGAGGCATTCGCTATTGATTGCCCTGCTGAAGATGTATACCTAGCCGCCACAGTCTCGGTCGCACTGATTGTGGTGGGAGAGGAGAGTTTTTTAATATTGAAATTTGTATATAAGCTGGAGCCGCCCTTTAGTGTTGAGCTATTTGTCGTAGACACGGCATTAATTTTTGCGGTATCTCCGGCATTCATTTCTAAATCTATAGAACCATGTAAGGGATAAATTTTAGAGGTAGTAAATACGCTGTTATCATACAAAACATAAGTACCTGCATTTCTGCCAGTTACAATCAACGCAAATTGTACTTCACCTGGAGTACTTCCGCCCGTATCTAAACGTCCAGTAATATTAAATGCGTACTTACCTGCGCTTGGAACAGTGACTACGCCAGTTGACGTGTTCATTATGTTTGCGCCGTCATCTATTTTAGTATTCCAAACTACATCTGCATTTGATGTGCCTATAGTTACGTCTGCACTAGTTCTATAAGTTGCCGCAATCAATCTTCCATCATACCCGTCGCTTTGTTGCACCGACGATGACCAGCCTAAAATCGGCACAGCAGCGGTAAATCCATATTGAATACTTGCACCACTCAATTGATAAAAACTTGCGTTTATCTGATTTGGTGCAGAAATGTCGCTTGTCGAAGTCATTATTAAATTGTTAGCGTCGATAAGTTGGGTAACACCAAGAACACTTGTAGAACCGTTGTATGCGGCACAGGCGCCTACATTCGCAACATTATTATTCCCAACCAAAACTTTGTTCGAATCAGCGCTATAACCAGAAGGAAGTGAGAATTTGTAATAACCAGTACCTGCTGTACCCACTCCAGTCTGCACCAAGCTGTATGAAAGCTCCATCGTATCACCGACTCGCCTCCATCTCGCTTTGTTTGTTGTAGTAGTTCCAACTGTTGGAGCAGCACCAGATGAGGTGATTACCATTGGATAGTCTATCCAATCCTTAATAGGTGTGCCGTAGACATAAGAGCAGGGCCCGACTTTGAAGTTGTCGAACTGCATAGTGAAAGCTGTAGCTGTTGTACTTCCACAGTGGATAATCAACCTATAGCTTGTGCTATTACTTGCTGTCTGGAAGTTACCAATGAATTTATCAGGAATAGATGAGCTTGAAGTGTAGAGCTTATAAGTAGATGGTTGAATCAATACTGAGTTGGTGACGTCATATAGCCACACAGTAAGCTCTGAATCAGTAGATGAACTTCCAGCAGTGAAAGCTCCACTTGCTAACAAATAGTCGAATTCAACTTGCAAGACTTTGGCTTTATCAGCGGTATCTATAGTGAAGTCATAGCTGACACCTTCACCTTGTCTGTTGGCTGCTGTCCTAGTGAATAGGAATGAACCTGAGCCTCTAAGTGGAGAAGATGTAGTTCTTGTCCAAGTGACGTTAGCAGAACCAGCAGTTCCATCTACAGGAGAAGTACCAGCAGCGTCGGCATAAGTAGCCCAGCCTGTAGTGTCTGATTCAGCATCAGGATTAGAAGATAGATAATTGATTCCACCTGAGAACGTAGCCCAAGTGGGAACTCCACCAACACTCTTAATAACTTGGCCAGATGAGCCAATAGCTAACCTTGCTGGAGTATTCGCACTGGATGCATAGATCATGTCCCCAGTTGTAGTGGTGAGGGTTTTAGCTACTTTGGCGTCTAATTGAGTTTGGACAGAAGAGGTTGCATCTAGATAGCCTAGAGTTGTTGCAGAGACACCAGAAGCAGAGATATTACCTGAGCCATCAGAGACTAAGGCTTTGCTTGCTGTGACTGTAGCTAGCTTTGTTAGGGCGATAGCAGCACTGGCTGAAATATCACCATTAACTATGGAAGTGCCGAGAGATAATGAAGAATATCCAATGTTTGAAAATGTATTGCTAGCGCCAGACATTGTTTTGTTTGTCAAAGTTTGCGCTGTGCTTATGTCTGCTAGATTGACTGCGTTGAATTGTAACCAATCACTAGCTGATAATTTTAAACCAAGATCGCCGCTATTCGCAGCATTACGCCACGAAACGCTCTCATTGTTTGCAAGTCGAATCACTCCACCGCTTGATGGATTAGTTCCTGTCGATTTGACATAAGCTGTTTTTATTCCGTAAGTATTTCCGAAATCTAGTTCTGCTGTAAGAACAAAAGATCCACCTGATTTTTGTAGAACTGCCGTCGAAATTGCTATGAGATAGTTTGAGACGTTAGTTCCCCAGCTGGAATCACCTTCGGCTGGAATTGTGTAGGTTGTTCCATTGAAGCTGATTACTGTGGCCAAGATTCGCCCCTTTGAATTTTAGTTTAGTGCTGGGATTTTACCCCCAGCACGTGTTACATTTCTTTTACAATCCCTTATCCGTTTTAACTGTTAACAATTCCGGTACCCTTCACGCATTTTGCTGGAGTGGTACAAATGATTGCTTGAGCTCCGTACAATCGCAGCTCGTAACAGTTTTTATCGGCGACGTGCAAAAATAATTCGCCTTTTCTTCCTGGAGTTTCGAAAGAAAACTCTTGAGAACCGATTCTTTTAAATCGCTTCATGGGAGCCGCGAAACACTCGCCCTCTTTGGTCATTGGATGAGGTACTAAATTGATCTTTCCGTTAGGTCCCATCAATACGATGTTTTCAAATCCGCCGAGGCCAGTTTTCTCAGAATGTCCACCATTTAGGCGACGCAAGTCTGTCATAGTACCAGAAAGATTCATGAAAGTTTTAGGCGACAATAAAACGTCAACTTCTTCCATCAAGCCACCTTTAGAAACGGCCTGACCAACCATGTTCAAGATTTTTGCTACAGTCGCAGCAGCGCCACCGAATGCGTAGCTAGATCCGGCCCAGAGGCCATAAACAGCAGCATCAATACCGAATAGAGATCCAGTATTAGTGATGATTTTGTCTAAACCAACAGGCTCTACCCAAGTAGATGTCCCAGACTTAGCGCCTTTCCATTGGATGTAACAATCGCCAGCACCTAAAGCAATATCTAGAGCCGTGATTCCTGTCGTAGTTCCTGTGAACTTAATTACTCGAGTTGAGTAGGAAACGCTGGTCACTGTGAAGTAAGAATCCGCCGCAGAAGAAACCAAAGTATCATCTGATACTTTGTAGAACTGAACTACTGCATTCTCAGATCCGGCCCAAATGCCTGGAGCCCAGCCAGCAGCAAGCATCGTCACATTGGTTGCTGTGGTCGATACGTTTGCAGAACTATCAGCAGTGCCAAGACCTGTGGCAGAATTACCATACAAGAAAGCCATCTCAAGTCGTCTTGATCCTGTTTCCATCAAGTTTTCCACTAGCAATTCAGATGCATTCTTGAATGCCTCTTTAGAGGATACTGCCTTAGCAGCGGCTTCATAATCCATTTGGCCACGAATGATGATTTGGTTTGCATCAATCGAAGCTTCTTTAAGTTGAGCGGCAATAGAATCATTTAAAGTCTGAACGCCAGCACCAGCGGCTAGGTAGGTTACGCCAGCTTCGTTAGATAGAATGACTGGGAAGTTGTATGACTTACCGACTTTTTCAGCCTTTTGAAAGCTGATCTTTTTTTGAAGTATTGATACTTCGGGAACAACACTGACAGGACCATCTCCGTAGACGACTTTAAAAAGTCCGTCTAGAGTTGAAGTTGTATTTTGTTGAGCCATTTTTTTGATTCTCCATTAGGCAAAGTTGTGCCTTGATTGTTTTGATTTTTTGGTTTGTTAAAAAGGACTGATTTTATTTGATTACTGGTGGTGCAATCAAAATGCGTGAAACATATTATTAGCGTTTGTGTGCTCCGCTGGTTTTGCGGAGTGGCTTCTGGTATTGAAACCACCACTTTTGCTTAAATATAAATACATGAGAAACTATTTTCTAAAGCGAATCAAGAAACTTTGTCATAGGACATGACTAATTCTTAAGATTCCTAGAAATTCTTTCTTTCCATTCGTCTATGGTCTCGTAAGATTTCTGCTTTGGTCCATCGCTGCTTTTAGATTGTTGTGGCTTTGGCTGAAAAACAATGGACTGCTTTTCTTGTAATGCTTTAATATCGTGTCTCCTAATTTTCTTAGCGACATCATCGCCAAACATGGAAATAAGCTGATCTCCTTCTGCTGAGCCAATGATAGACTTTAGGAGAGCTGTCATTTCTGACTTTACTTCTTGAGCTAGCTGATCCGATGTCAGTTCAAGACCAAACTCCAGGTTTTTCTTCATGACTCCGGCGAATCTTTTTACAAGATCCGGTGATTTTGGTAGTCCACTTTTAGCCAGGGCCTCGATTATTGTAGCTTGAAAGTTTTGAGCGATCTCGTATTCTCTCTTAGCCTCGGCCTCTTGCCTTATTTTCTCTTGCGCAGTTTGTTTTTCGGCTTCGGTTGATTCCTTATATTTTTTCAAATCTCTGAATTCTTTTTCCTCTGGAGATAGCATTTCTTCTTGTATTTGAGACAATAAAAACTTCTCGGCTAGTTCTCTACCCTTTGGCCCCATGCGCTTCAGCATACTCTCTGGATTTGACTCAAATTCCTTTAGAATATTGAAAGCTTTTCTCTTTTGTTCGTTAGCTTCTTCCATTCTTTTTTTGGCGGCATGAGCTAGTTGAAATCGTTTTCGTAATCCTTCTTTGTCGTTAAAGTCGATTTCTTCTTCGACTTCTTGACCATCGACGAGGAGCTTGAATTTTTCTTTTTGCGCCGTTGTAATTGCTTTTCCTGTTTCCTCGATAGAGCCTTGGCTTGATTGTTCTGTTTGCGATTCATTTACTGCGCCTGATTCTTGTGTCGTTGAATCACTGGTTGTAATTGTGGTTGTTTCGCTCATTACATTGCTCCTTGATTAAAAGCGTTTGGATTTGGTGGTTCTGCTGGTTTTGGCATTGGCGTTTGACTAGCCTCTTGATTGATTGGGTTTTGGTTATCCATAGTTTGAGGCATTGCGTTTTGATCAATTGGAGCCCCAGGTTGTCCCATTGGAGGTGGTGGCGCTTGGAAAAAACTTGCTTGCTTTAGCATTGCGGACACTGCTGGATCTTTAGTTCTCGCGTTGTCTATGTGCTTTTGGATATGCTCTAGAGTAGCTTGAATAACTGTTGGATTTTCCCTGGCATCAGAGCTCGCTAGAATTGCCGAGTGTTCTAGAACGTGAATACCATCATCGTCGGTCAAAAGAACCTCTTGAGGTTTGCCGGCCATTAGTTCTTCATTCTCAGAAAGCATGAGCATTCTGTTCGCGTTGTCGTGCTGATAAAGTGGCTCGACGTTTCCAGTAGTATAAACCCCGATATATTGCTCCGGTGTTTTAATCATGTTTGGAGTAGCGAGAAGGCTGTTTGCAATCTCCATTCGTCCAGCGCTTGTTTTTGTTAGCGGGTTAGCAGAATCCACGGTCACTCTAGAGATTCCGCTCAAGTCTTTCTGCGTGAATTCTTTCATCATGGCTCTTTTTGATTTGCCCGAAATCATGGCAATTCTTGGCACTACGGCAAATGTTCGCAGCAATTCTATGATAGCAGTACCGCCCGCTTCAAGGGCCAGCGTGTAGCTTGATTGCAGACCACTGGTTGATTGAATTGCTTGTTGTTGCAGTAATGCCATGGCTGTACCTGACATTTGCGGTGGAGCGTTTCCACGGCCTATTTGAGACACGTTAGACATTAGTTCTTGTTGTGTGATTAGAAAGTTTGCAAAGTTGAAAACCTCTGGTGCTGTTTTTAGCAGGTCCATCGATTCTATCTTTCCAGCCTTTGGGTCGTATTCCCAATAATTCATGCCATCCATGATGTTGGTCACTTTTGGTGAGGCCCCTTTTGGCCCTTGGAAGTTCTGTACAGCGTTTGCAGCTTGATTGGTGAGGATAGCAGAGACACACATATCCAAAGCATCGTTTACCGGAAGCAGGTCCATCATGTAGCTATGGCCATAGGCCGAATCAAACCTCACGCCAGATGTAATTGGAATAATGTATGGTCGTTTGTATGGCAATGGCCCATCAAACAGAATGATGTCATCAGAGCATATCTCGACAAGCCGGCCTTGTGGCATTGCTTCGGTCTTTGCGTGATAGAGAGTGTATGTTGAAATAAGGTCTTCATTACGCTTATTTAGTCGATTGCTTTTAAGTGAAGTATCAAGTTCATAAGCAATATCAAATCTGTCATCGCTTTGTAGTGATTTGATTTTCTCTGCCAGTTCTTGATATTTTGCGGCCAAGCTCCATCTATTCTTAAATTTTCGTACAATGAACCAATCGTGATTCATGTCTCGGCGGTTAAAGTCTCGCATCACATCAAGAATCGAATGAGTTCCGACTTCAATATCTCCCTCATGTATTGGCTCGCCACTTTCTGGATTCATCCCGTAAATTTCGCCACCGGTGACGTTCCAATCAAACGATAGCCAGCTTTCCCTAAGGAATAGAGATCTAAGCACACTGTCGGTGTATTTCTTCTCTAGATGTTTTTCTTTCATGTAGTAATCAAGAAGGCCGGACGCAAGCTGCGTATTGGCTTGAGATTCAAGATCGGTGTTAACCGCCCTTGGCTCCCAAGCTGGTCTTGATCCTGTGACCATATTATTTACGTTACGAATTAAGCTTGCGTAATGGTTCAAGTGTATAGCCTTTAAGCTTTGGTCCACGTCATCGATGAAGGTGTTTCCGTAGTACGAATTATAGGACTTTCTAAGCTCTGATAATATCCCAGAGTTTTCGATAAACTTCTTATTTGCGTCCACTTGCTCCATAATGTTTGAGCCAATTTTATCGTCAGATGCCGCCCAGTATTCTTGATTCATTTAGTCTCCGTTGTTTTATTTATCTTTTTCTTCCAGCTAGTGCTTTGAAAACATTCAAGCTATCGTCTTCGTCTAAGTTAACTTGGTCAAAGCCAATTTTTATCGGTGTCGGATTTGTCGCCTCATCCACGTTTCGAACTAAGTACATGAGCGCGGCAATGGCGTCATAGTGGCCTAGCACTTTAGAGCGCGAGAATTTAGCTCTTTGCTCATTCCATATTCCATAATTAAGTGAGTCAAGTAGGTAGGTACAGGACTCATCAATCTCGATTCGCTTTTGGGCAAACCACACGCGAAGGTTGTTGATCATAGCGTGTAGGCTATCTTTCGAAGTCGAGTTGAAAAACATATTGTGGATCGATCCTAGGTCGAGCAAGAGCAGAGGATTATCGTTATCAGCGACGCGCTTGTATGGTGTCTCGCCTTGCCATAGTTCTTTTTCTATTGCTGATATTTCGCTGTGTAATTTTGGCGTTGTCATTTCAGGACCAGAGATGACGTGCTCACGTTCAACAACAAGTTTGGCCCTTTTAAAATCATAATAGGCAAATAGAGTCACGTTTAGGTCTCTAACGCCCAAATCCATAGCAGTATACTTGTGATAGAGTTTGTAGTGCTCATCTGTTGGGCCACGCTTGTGGTCGTAGCGTCGCATCTCTGGGATGATGGCAAGTGTTCTATCGGTAGCGAATTGGCAAAGATACTCACGCTCCCAATCGGTATCGGTCAGGCACTCAGCTTTGTATTCTTCGATCATTTCAGGAGTGACCATAGGGTTTTTGTAGATATCTAGTTCGACATAGGCATTTTCACGCTTTGCTTTTAGGCAAAAGTCTTTGAAATCATGGTCTGGTGATTTCGGTGGCGTTGAGATCATGATGATTCTAGCACCTTCGCGGTACATAGTCATAGGCACGACAACGGATGAGTAGATATAGCTCACGTTTTTTATAAATGCCGCCTCGTCAAAGACATACAAATCGCAGTAATTACCACGGCCACCATTGGGCTTTCGATCAAGGCCAATGAGTTGAATTTCTGATTTGTTTGGGAAGGTGTATTTCTTTTTAGATTCTGCCCACCTGGGCCTGAGAAAATCAGGGCAATCCTCAAGGACTGATTCAAACGCTGGGATGATGAATTCCTCGAGGTCGGTGAGGAATGCGGTGGCAATCTTAACGCGAGCGCGGTCTTTGGATCTGGCAACGCGAAGGCACTCAGTGACGATCCAGAATGATTTTCCGAATCTCCTGGAGCAATTGGCCACGAATAGCTTGGCCTTAACTTCTCTAAATGCTTTATCAATGACGTGTTGGCCAGAGTGAAACTTGAACGATAGTTCGTTTCTATACCAAAGGACTGGTTTCCAAACCTCATCGAGATCCGCCACTAGACAGCTTTCGGTTCATTGTCTCTCACAATTCTAAGAATGGCCTCGGTTGAAATGCCGCTGAGTTTGTCCATGATGAGTGCTGCGGTGGATTCTTCGGCGCTTTTGCGCTCTGTATCCTCAATCTTTTCGTGAAGCACGTTAGTGACTAGGTACTTAAGTGCAGTGCTATTTCCCTGCTCTGCATGTCTCCACATCATGCGCCTGACCGATGCTTTTCCATTCTCTCGGCCAATTCGTATATGTTCCGAAAAGTTATTAGCAAGTGTGTCAACGGAGCATTTCATTACTGAGGCCATTTCGGCAAGAGTACATCCTATGCCGGCCAGTTTTTCGATGGTTTCAGTGTCCAAAATTTTTGGTGCCGTCGGTCCTGACTTTGGAGTGGCCATCGTTAGCCTCCTTGTTTGCTTAATTTTTGTTCATTCTGGCTAATTTAACAAGCTGAAAATCTTTAGTTTCAATAGGTTCCAGAATGTTCTTTGGAAAAACCAAGGTTTTTTTAATTCTTTTTTAAGCTGATAAAGGACAATTTTTGATTTAGTTGCGTCGTCAATTTGGAGATCCCTCCAGTATTTTGCGTAATGCTTATATTGTTGGCGTTGATTTGCTAGAGCAAAAATATCGTCACTGATTCCAATACGAATCCATTCTTCTAATTCGTCATGTAGTTCTTTAGTTGCTTGGATCATTTCTTGATTACTCCGAATTTCAATGCGGTAACGTCGTGCTCGAGTTCTTCTATGCGCTTTTTGTAGTCAGCTACCTCAGAGTATAGGTCTGGGCGCTCTGGAAACTTGTAATCGATGATCCTTGAGGCTTGTATGAGCGCTAGGATGAACAGCATTGCAAGGGCTTCCCCGATGGATAGTTCGGCAAGGGCTATTTTTACTAAAGCTGTAACGGCCGTGAAGGTGCTTATCCAAGGCGAGAGGTTTAGCCTGTTTAGAGTCATAGTCCGAATTCATTTTTAACGCAGTTTATAAGCTGGCCCTCGAATACGCCCAAAACGTCGGGCTCGTTAGCGTTAACGACATTGCCGTGTTTTTCAATAACCCAGGCGGGAATCTCATAGACTTTAAATCCAAAGGACTGCGCCCAGGTATCATCGCCATTAGCCTTAAAGACTTGGATGACTCGTGTGAGTTGAGTGTTTGGTTCTTTGGCCATTATTGGATTGCCTCTGCGGGATTTTCAGCGGTGACGTGAGATAGGTCCATCACATAGGGCGCTTTTTCTTCGACCTTTGGTGGCTCAACGACTTCGATTTCTGATTTGAGCTGTTTTGCCATTTCGTTGGCAAATCCGATACATTCCACTATAGGCCCCATGCTGCTAGCGTAGTGTTTACAGCGAGTGGACATGAGGTGAGCTACTGTGGCGTAGTTATCATGATGGATCTTTTTGAGATCGAGAGCAGATAGACCTGGAGCCACGGCAAACTTAGTATCTTGATCGTAGGACGATTTAAGCCAATTTAGGATAAACATCACGCCCTTGTATTCCTCTGGGAATATCTCGATCTGTGATATTTCGCGGTGCATTGCTTTATGAATAGCGAGCACTCGTTTTAGGTCTTTAGGATCTAAGCTTTGAGCAGGTGGTGATTCCTGCTCTTGTATTTCTGTGGTGGATTCCGACATTTACTTCTTGGCCTTTTTTGGTGTTTTGGCACATTTAGTGTCAGATTTTTTTGCTACGGACTTCTTTGTTTTAGATGCTTTAGCCATTTCAGGCTCCTTTATATTTTGATCCAGCCTTGTTTTTTGGCCTCTTGCCAAGATTCAAAGTGGAAGGTTTGTTTGCTGATGACGGATTGAAAAATGAGATCACGCTTGGCCTGGTAGTAGTATTTAGCGATGAATATTAGAGTGGGATTATCTTGATGATACCAAAGACCGGACGTTCTCATTACTTGATGTTGATGTTCTTTGACAGTGAATGTCTAGCGATACTGTGATGCGCCGATAGGTACATGATGGGCATTGCGCCCACCAATTCAGTCCTCATTTCCGGTAGATAGGATTTTGCTCAGTGTTTTGTAGTCAGATCCAAAGCGTGTGATTTCTTTTGAGATCTTCAGTTCCACGGCCTCGCGGCAAACTTGATTGATGTCGATGTTTAGCTTGTCGCACAGTTTGATTTGATCTCGTTCGAAACGGATACATCTAGGCACCATGGCATTATTCTTTTTCGTCATCTTCGTCCTTTTCTAGTTCTTGAAAGTTAAGTTTCCACCAGTTCTTGATTACAAATTCTTCTATCTCAGATCTGAAAGCATCAGCGAGCGAGCTATTGAAAAGCAGGATGGAATCAACTTTCATTCCTTCTACTGAGAGATAAAGATCTGCGCTCAGTATATCAATCGAGTCGTCTTCTTCCTGTGGATCTTTTGATTCTGTTTTGTGCACTTGAACTTCAAACTCAAGTGTTAACCTGTCGTTGCCTGGAACTTGCATTTCAAACGTGTTTGTAGCGATCATTCTTTTTTTCATTTGTCCGGTCCTTTTGTTATTGCTGTTCGTTTTCTAATTCTTGCACTAATTTAATTAATCTGTGGGACCATTTCCCATTGGATATTAAGTCATCTATCATCATTTTTTTGATTTCTTTTTTTGATCTATCAATCAAAACTAATCCAGCTTGTGTTTCATCAAAAATTTGAACATCTAGCTTTTTGTTTACTTCACTCGCTGAGATAACCCATTGTCGTTTGTTCATTTGTCCGGTCTCCTTGTTGAGACCAGTATATCACAAAATGTAGCAAAAGGTAATACAATTGTATTACACTGTATCATATTGAAATTATTACAATGGCGGTGGCTTTATTTCGATTTGGCGCGGTGTGATTGGATTATGTCGAACGCTATCTTGTTGCCATAAAGTCGCTCGGTGACCGGAATGTTGCCGCTGTTGGAAAAGGTTGATCTATGAACGAATTCTTTAAGCAAATGGAACCTTGGGTCTTTGACTTCGTATTCTGAAATAAACAATGGGTTTTGTTGAGCAGCTGCCCAATCAAAAAAGTCTTTGTGTGAAAAATCACCATCGTACATAGAAGTATTTGAGTATGGAATATCGCAATAGATAACCGAGTTTGGCTTTATACCAACAAGTCTATAATCTAAGTTAGTAAAATTGAGTTGCTGGAGTCGCTCGAGTTGCTGGAGTCGCTCGAGTTGCTGGACTTGCTGGTGTCGCTCGAGTTGCTGGAGTCGCTGGAGATCGCATCGATCTTTCTTCAATGCCCTGATTTGCATTTTAAGATACAATCGTTTTCCGGTAATATCAAGATGGTTTGGCCATTTATCAATCCCAAATCCGTTTTTAAATAGATCGTCAAATTCATCAAACACAACGGCCATATGCATACTTCTTTTTTGCTGTTCTAATTCTTTCCCAAAAAGATAGTCATCTCCATTGTTTCCAAATGACCATATTATCTTGATGTATGCGCTTGATTCTTTTTCTGCCATGAATCTCTCTCGTGAAATCCACTCTGGTTTAAAGACATCGTAATTGTATTTACCAGCAATCGCGTTTTGTATCAGCTCACACAATCCTGGTCGCAATTCGTTATAGTGAAAATTGCTATAAGATTTTGATCTATTCGCAATCATGTAGTGACTTACCGAAAAGCCACCCCCAAATAAATCATAGAAATTATCTGCGTTTGGAAAAAACTTTGAAATTTTATCAATGATTTTGGTCTTTGAACCTTGATATGGTATTCCCCATTTTTCGCCACCACCAGCTTTAAGTTGCTTCACAGAGGTTCCCCACAATTTGGGCATACCTTGTGAGGCTTGTCTGATTCCTCTGAGTCGCTTGGATCAAATCCCTTGTCTGCCACATCGACGACAAAATTCTTTATGCCCAGAAGGTCGATATTAAAATCAGGTCCGAAATCAAGTATGTCTTTACCAATGCCAGATAGGTCTAGTTCGCTCCACAAGTTAATGCTATTATCAGCAACATGGTGGGCATACTCCTGCTCGCTCGAATCATAATCTTGATAAATAACAGGAATCTCTTTAAGTCCTGCTCTTTTTGCCGCCAAAAAACGACCAGTGCCGCAAACAATTTGACCACTTTGGTTACTTACGATGATGGGATTTCTAAATCCTTGGTATTTAAATACCTCGGAAAGACGATCTATTTGGGACTGTGGATGATGGTTTCTATTACCGTCTCGTGGTTTAAGTTTTGTAATATCTACGATCTCAATTTTGCCATCATGAAGCTTTATTTTAGACATTATTTAAATGCTTTCCAATTGTATGTTCATCGACACTTAAAACGTAAGCAATTTCTCTTTTGGTCAATCCAACATTAAACATTCTTTTTGCTAGTTCTAAATAATGAATTTCTATATTCACTTACACTCCTTCAATTCAGTTTC